ATGAGCGCCATCGGCGGTTATATCCGCAGGAAAGACAGGAAATACGTCCCTCCCGCGAAGCCTGATCCCCGGCGGTGCTCGATGTGCCACGCCAGGTATGATCAGGGACCCTTCGCGATGACGCATATCTGCAAGGAGATCACTTACGGGACTCCCCTCCTGGACTTCAAGCCCTTCGAGGTCCGGGATGCCTGAAGGAGCACACCCCCTCCCCTCTCTTCCCGGCTGGCGGTCCCTTCCCTTCGTGGACCTCGACGGCATGAGCTGGCCTCTTCCCATTGCTGCCCAGGTTCTCGGCGTCAAGGAGTCTGACCTGCGCAAACGCGTCAAGGCGGAAGGGCTGGAGCCGTCCGGCGTGATCCGCATGCGAGCATACCGCAGCCAGGGCAGGCAGCCCAGGGCATATCTCGCCACCGAACTTATCCGCATCGTGGAATCCATGGAATTTCCCGATTCGCCTGACAGCGTTTGACTCACCTGTCATGATCGCGTATAAGTGACATAAGGACAGCTATCCCTTGTCACTGACAGGCTCGCTGTCCTTACTGATTCCTTGAGGACTGCATGCGAGCGCACTGCAATCTCAGGAGTCGTATGTTCTCGCATAAAGGGCAGCACCGCCGTCCTTCCAGGACCGGTACTGCTGTCACCGCCGCAGGTACCGGTCTTGCCGCTACCGCGATCATCGCAAGCGCTTCCGCAGCGTCGGCGAGTACCCTCCCGGCGCCTTCTTCCTCTCATCAGGCTCCCCTGCGTGCCGTCGCCGACACGATCCGCGCCGCGCAGCCCCTGACGGTCACCGTCCAGCCGGGGGACTCCCTCTCGAAGATCGCGAAGGACCACTGCGGCAATCCCGCGATGTGGACCGGCATCTACACGGCGAACAAGCCCAGGATCGCGGACTATAACGTGATCTACCCCGGGCAGCGCTTCACGATCGCCTGCAAGATCTCCCACGTCCCCCAGGCGGTCGTGGTGGAGACGGTCGCTTATGCCCCCCGGCACTCTGCGGTCCGCCAGGCGCCCGTACAGGCGCGTGCGGAAAGCAACGTGAGCACTGCCGGAATGGGCGGTTTCCAGGCGTGCGTGATCCGCGCCGAATCCGGCGGCAACTCCCAGATCTGGAACGCTTCGGGACACTACGGGCTCTACCAGTTCAGCGCATCCACCTGGGCGGGTCACGGCGGCAATCCCGCCGACTTCGGACGCGCTTCTGCCGCTGAGCAGACCCAGGTCTTCTGGAACACTGTCCACGACGACGGCACCAGCGACTGGGCGCCCTACGACGGCTGCTGACATGGGGCGGCACAGGAAGCCTGCTTCCAGGCACATCTTCCGCACAGCGGCAGTCGCTGGTGCAGTCCCGGCTCTCCTCGGAGCCTTCCTCACCCCGGCGCAGGCATCGGTGACCCCCGGCAATGCCGCGCTGAACTGGGAGGAAACTCACGCCGCAGGCTGCTGGTACAGCTGGGGCGGCACCTCATGCGGACGGGGCTATGACTGCTCCGGAGTTGTCTACGAGGCATTCCTCCACGAGGGGATCAACCTGGGGCGGACCACCTACGACATGCTCCGCAGCCGCCACCTGGTGCAGATCCCGGTAGCGGACGCGCAGCGCGGGGACCTGCTGTTCTACGGTTCCGGGCACGTGGAGCTGAAGACGGCATGGTGGCACACATCCTACGGTGCGCACGAATCCGGGACGCGGGTCGGGTACGCGCACTGGAATAGTTACTGGGCGCCCACCATGGCATTCAGAGTCAGGTAGCATAAGAGGCGCTGGCACGCCTCGGCGAGCAGGCAGAGCCCCTGGAGCTTGACCCTCCAGGGGCTCTGTCATGCAAGGAGGTGGTTGTGTAAAGACCGACCCCAAGAAGCTCACCCCGGAGACCCAGGCGCTGCTGGCGAAGGAGATCCTCGCCTTCAAGTCCGCCAATGAGCCCCGCAAGTGGGAGCGGCAGGCTTACCCTAAGCAGCTCCCCCCCGATCATCCCCGGCACCACTACCCCGATCCCCGTACCGGCAAGAAATGCGGCTGTGACGGTCCTAATCCGGACTGGCAGACCTGGCTGCTGATGACGGGACGAGGATTCGGGAAAACCCGCACAGGAGCCAACTGGGCGCTGTCCAGGGGGCTCTCCGAGCCGGGCATCTGGGTGGCGGTCTGTGCTCCCACCTTCGCCGATGTCAAGAACACCTGCTTCGAAGGTCCCTCCGGGATCAAGAACATGGCGCAGCCCGGCGAGATCATCGACCATAACAAGAATGACCTGCGCATCACCTTGCGCAACGGCTCTGTCATCCAGGGGTTCTCCGCCGAGAAGCCCGAGTCGATCCGTGGCGCCAACCTCGCCTACTGCTGGTTCGATGAGCTGGGCATCATCCGCTATCCCGAGTTCTACGAAGCCGGACTGCTGCCCGCCCTGCGTGTCAGCAAGGGGCAGATGATGATCACCACCACCCCGCGTAATACCAAGCTCTTGCGGGAGATCATCAAGGAAGCCGAATCGAACCCGAAGAGGGTCCATTTCACCCACGCCACCTCCGCCGAGAACTGGAAATCCGGAGGCGTCACCGAGATGATCGAGCGGGTCACTTCCCGCTTCGAGAAAGACTCTTTCCTTGAACGGCAGGAGCTTCAGGGCGAGTTCATCGCCGAGATTCCCGGTGCTCTTTTCCAGATGGAATGGTTCGACCGGTACCGCATCTCTCCCGATGAGGTGCCGGAATTCCGCCGGGTGATCGTCGCGGTGGACCCGGCATCTTCCTCCTCGTTCAAGTCCGACGAGACCGGAATCGCGGTCTGCGCGGAAGGTGAGGACCGGCACCTGTACACCCTGGAGGACTGCTCGGTACAGGGTTCTCCTGATCAGGTCATGGAAATCCTGATCGGGGCGTATTACAAGTGGGATGCCGACCTGGTAGTAGGAGAGAAGAACGGCGTCGGGGACTACTTCAAGACGATGCTGTACAACAAGAACCCGTATATCCCGTTCAAGGCCATCCAGGCGATGAACTCCAAGAAGATCAGGGCGCAGCCCATCTCCCCTCTCACCGAGAGAGGGCAGGTCCACATGGTCGGGGACAGGCACACTTTCGAGGAACTCGAACGCCAGCTGTGCGCCATGACTGCCTACGACGACCGGGTGAAAGCCCACGACGACCGGGCGGACGCCTGGGTCTACGCCATGCGCGAGCTGTGCGGGCTCGGGCTGACCAACTACAAGGAGATCTACGGGTTCGCCCCCTGCAAGAAGTGCGGGGAGGATATTCATGTCCTCAAGGATAAGGTGTGCAGGAAGTGCGGGGAGAAAGTTGATCCCGAGCCGTTCAAAAAGGACCTCAAGCACCAGAAATCCGCGATCCGCTGGGCGGCGGCTTACCGGAGAACGTGTCCCCAGGGTCATGAGTATGCCATGAAGCTCACGAAATGCCCGGAATGCTCTCCTGACCCGATGGCATACATGGGGCAGGTCGCGAAGCTGTCCGGAAACAATTCCGGCTCGGCGTCGTATAATCAAAGAGACTGGCTCACCGGGAGGAAACTCTGATGGCGTACACGGATTACAACGTAAACATGACTACGGCAACGACGACAACCGGTCTGTACTGGTGGAATTACCCCCCGGCAACCTGGGTCCCGAGCACTCATACCCAGAAGTGCCAGAACTGCGGCTATTGCAGCTGCTGCGGGAAGTCCGATATCCCCGGCAAGCTGACCCCGGAGACCGATGGCTGACCTTACTGCCGCGCAGAAGCAGCTTCTCCAGGGGCTTTTCAAGTCCCCGGAAGCCTCCTGCCTGGATTGCGGAGGATACCATCTCCGCTCCTGCCCGCGCGTTAAAAGGCAGGCCTGGATCGGCAACGGCAACCGTACCGAGGTGGAATACTGGCAGTCCGGTCAGTATGATGATTCAGAGACTATATACCCAGAGGACGTTTTCGATGACACGGAGAGCGCATGAGTGACGCTTTGCCCCCGGACCCTTTCGGTCCCCCCGATGACATGGTGACCATGATGAAAGGCCTCTCCCACCTGCATTCCGCCGGGATGATGGCAGGACTTTCCGAGGCTGTCATGACCCAGTTCATCTCCAATGTCTTCGTCGCGCTTTCCCTGATGCAGAATGCCCAGCAGGCGCCTGAGGAGACGTAAGCGCCTTGCCCGGTCGGTGCTCCTGGGGAAGCAGTGCGTCTGCTCGGACTGCGGGGAAATCTACAAGACATTCGGCGGGCATTCCTGCCCGAGGAGAAATAGAGTAAGATGAGGATCACCATCGCCCGCGCGACCCAGGGTAATTTCTTCTCAGCTGGGCAGACGTGCGGGGATGGCTTGACATTCTCCTGTTATTCCGTCAATATAATTGATGATGGGATAGTTGTGTCATGAATACAGGACGAGCTGCCCCTTCCGTCGAGCTTTCCGCCGTTATCATCCGGGCGTGCACTGGCTGCGGGGGAAAGCGGGAACTGGCAAAGCCCTGCGAGACCTGCGGCAATCCTGAACCCGCGAAAGTAACAGACCTCGGGATCATCGCGGCACGCAACCGGAGCCGCTGGAAGACACTTAAATGGAAGCTGTGGGGCTATCATGCCGCCCAGCGGCGCATCCGCAAAGCCAATATAGAGGCGTGATAGCAGAAGGGGTGTTGGTGTAGCCAACAACGTCAACGTAACCAACCGGGGCTTCGAGTACCTGTGCCAGTTCATCGCGGGCACGGCGAACTTCTCCATCCCGACCTATATCGGCTGGGGCGGGGCTAACGGCTATAACGCTGCAGCCACGGTCCTGCCCGGCGCTGCCCCCACCACCACCCAGGGCACCGGTCAGTGGAGTGACGTCGGTCCTTTCCAGGAGTTCAGCGAATCCCGCGTCAAGGCAGCCACCACGGCAGTCACGAGCAACGTCGCCGCTTCCGGCACGGTCGTGACCAGCTTTACCGGCACGATTACCGCCTCTACAGGAGAGAGCGTCGGGGAATCGTTCCTGGTAATGACCGCCACCAAGCCCGCCGTGTTCACGGTGACTACTTCCAACGTCACCGCAGGCGCCGCCGCACTGACCGTAAACACTTCCGGGGCTCTTGCCGGGCAGTATTACCAGATGAATAACGAGGTCATCCTGATCTCCTCCACTGCCGCGAGCAACGTCTGGAACATCACCCGGGCGCAGAACAACTCCACTGCGGGAACTGCGAAGACCGGCGATGTCCTCACTTTCGGGAACATCCCCGGTGCGGGCGCATCCAACCCGGGCAACGGGGATATGTTCGCCCATGCGGGCTTCCAGGCGCTGGCGCTGAACTCCTCGGATTCCATTGCTTTCACCTGGTCCGTGAACGTAACCAGCTAAGGAGTTTTCATGGCTTCCCAGAGCTGGGTTTCCCTTCTCGACAATGCCACTACTTTCCAGACGTCAAGCGGCACGCTTCTCAACACTGCCACTACCGCGACGATCAGCCCGCAGGCAGCGGGCAGCAAGGACTTCACCCTTCCGGCGAACTTCTTCTACCCCGGTCTTACCCTGCGGGTCACCGCACAGGGGTTCATCACGACCACGGGCACCTCCACGACGCTGACGGTGCTGCTGGCAACGTCCACCCCGACGACGCTTGCTACCTCAGCGGGCATGGCGACGGGGACGGGCACCCTGACCGGGCTGCCGTGGCAGCTGAAGGGCTTCATCACTTGTACGGCAATCGGGTCAGGAGTAAACACCTTGCTGACGGAAGCGGTGATGTTCATCGCGACGAGCACCGCCCCGGCTATCGGCACGGCGAACTGCACGATGGTAGGACTCCCGTCCGCCTCCGGGGCGACCGCCACTCAGATTGACACCACCTCCGCCCAGGGCATCTGCCTCCGGGCGACTCTCGCCGGGGCCAACGCAAGCATCCAGTGCACCAACTGGGATATCGAGGCACTGGACTAACGGGAGGTTCCTCCTGGCTAGGAGGGGTCTGTGGCGATAGCTTTTGACAACTCCGGCAGTACCCCGGTTACCACCGGAGTAACTTCGGCTTCTCTCGACATCACGGCGGCGACGGTCGGCGCGGTCTGCTATGCGTGGGTCGCGGTCGGGTCTTCTAACGCGGGAGCACCGTCGATTGCGGCGACGGGCTGGACGACGGTCCAGGGTGCCGCTGATAGCACGACCGCTGAGTATGCGGTGCTCCGCAGGCTCAAGCAGGCGGGCGATACGACGTTCACGGTGTCGTGGACGACTACGGCGCATGCCGAGCTGGTCTGGGCATCATGGACTGGCGTCGATACGGTCAGTTTCGATGAGCAGTCCGCAATCGCGACGAACGGCACGACGTCCCGGACGGCGGTCCCGACTCCAACGGCTACCCCGACAGCGGGCGACCGGTGGGCTGTCGGGTTCTTCGCTGTGCGGACTTCCACGTCCGGGAACAAGAACATTACGTGGACCCCGGACGGGGCGCAGACCGAGCGTGTCGATGCGAATAACAGCGCAGGCGTGTCCTCGGTGTGGTTCGGCAATGAGATCGCCGATACGAACAGCGCGGTAGCGCAGTCGGCGCAGTCTTATACGGCGACTCATGCGCCTGCGGCTGAATCGCATGATGGCAGTGCGATCCTGTTCCTGATCCCTGCGGCGGCTGGCTCACCACCGCCGTTCATCCTGAACCCTCCGGGACGGCAGTCCCCGATGGCATTCCAGTACATCCCTGCGATGCCGGTGTCGTACCAGGTCAGTACCGTAGTGACCCCGGTGACACTGAACGCGCAAGTTGCCGCGCCCGGCTCGGTGCAGATGCTGGCAGGGCGGATTCTCGTCGCGCTCGCCGTGGTCGCGAGCACCGTATCCCGGTCTCTGGGCAAGCTTGTCACGGGTGTTCTTGTCACGTACGGAACAGTGACGAGACAGGCAGGACGGGGTATTTCCGCAGCAGCCGCCGTGCTCGCGTCAGCGTCCAGGAATGCCGCCAGGACGATTTCCGCACAGCTGGCGATATTTGCCTCGACGGCAGCACAGAAGACCAAGCTCGTTTCCCTCGCCGCCCAGGCAGTTATTACCGGGACGGTGAATTCCCGCACTGCAAGGACGCTGAGCGGGATTCTCGCGGTAACTCCCGCCACGGTGCGCAGCGTGAGCAGGTCCCTGGCTGCCGCTACGGCAATAACTGCATTGCTGGGCATTACCAAGGTGAAACTGCTCTCCCTGGCGGCATTCAGCGCCGTGACAGGAACACTGACCCGCTCGGCAGGAAAGCAGCTCAGCGCAGCAGGCGCAGTCACCGGGAGCACCAGTGCCCGCACCGGAAGGATCCTGCAGGCTTTCGCGGTACTGACTGCGAGCACGCAGCGTTCGGCTTCCAGGACGGTAGCGGCATTCACGGCAGTCACTTCCTCGGTAGTGGCGATCAAGGCGAGAATCGTGGCACTCGCGGCGGCGGTCGTGACTTACGGGACCGTCACCATCCGCACCGGCAAGATCGTGACCGCGCTCGCAGCAGCCGGAGGGTCCGTGTCCTCCAGGACCGGGAAGCTGGTAACCGCACTGGCGACCGTGACGGGATCGGCAATCCGCGTTCCCGGGAAGATCATCTCTGCGGTAGTCGTACTGCCCGCCTCGGTGTCGATGATCAAGGCGAAACTGGTGGTGCTGCTCGCGACGGCAACCGCTACGGGAGCCATGACACGGCGTGCTGGCAGGGCGCTGTCCGCGCAGTTCCAGGTCACCGCATCCGCTATCCGCAAGATGACACGGACCCTGGCAGCATCGGCGGCGGCAACGGCATCCTCCCTGAGGGGACGGGCGGTCATCCTCTCTGCCGTTATCGGGTCCACGGGATCGCTGCTCAAGACGGTGGTCAACCCTGTCATCCTCATTATCTTCAAGCTGGGCGTCCCGGCACTCCGCTGGGTTACCGGGAGCATCAAGAAGAACTGGAAGACGCCATGACCTCGCCCGACTGGGGAACAGGAAGTGCCCAGACCGAATGGTCCTCAGATCTTCCCTGGACGGAGTGGAACGTGGGTTTCAGCAGCATAGGACTTAATCACCTGTCCACGGAGTACGTGCTCATCCCGGTGTCCGCGACGAAATCCGGGATTCCCTACAATCCGACCGGTGATACCGTCCAGTTCGCCTTCATGCCGACTTCTACCCAGGTCCCGCAGAATACTGACTGGGTGGCAGGGTCATGGGATACTGATACCTCGAATGTCCTGTACCCGTACTCCGCGAAATGCCTCGTGGGGCCTTCCGGTACCATTAACCTGGGGATCGGGAACTACGTGATTTACATCAAGATCACGGACAATCCCGAGATACCCGTCCTGGTCGGCGGACAGCTTTCCGTTTCATAAAAAGGACACTGCTTGGCACGAGCCAGCGCGATCGTCAACGCGCTCAAGTCCGTTCCCGGAGGGGCGAGATACACGCCCGCTCCGCAGTCTAACGGCATGGGCAGGATCAGCCCGATCCAGGCTGAGATGTACCTGAACAACAGCTATGCCAATACTTACGGTCCCTTTCTTCCGCGTCCGAGCAGGACGTTCACCGATGGCGCATTCGCGCCCATGTCCCCGATCCAGCCGGTCCCGGTTGATGAGCCGCCGCCCGGCGGGACATTCCCGGACCCGAGATGGTGGCAGTACCGCACCAGCTGGAACCTGCCGACCCCGCCTGGCACCGAGGGACTCAAGCTCGCGTCTTTCGACCAGCTCTACACTCTCGCCAACCGCTACAGCGTCGCAAGGCAGTGCATCGAGCTGCGCAAGGACGAAATCCGGGGACTGAACTGGGAGATCACCCTCACCACCGATGCCGCCAGGGCATACCGGGACGACACTGCGGCGATGCGGGATTTCGGGGAGCGCAAGGCGCAAGCCACCAAGTTCTTCAACCATCCCGACCCTGACTTCTGGTGCTTTACCTCTTTCCTCGATGCCCTGCTCGAAGAGATCTTCGTCTATGATGCTCTCGCAGTCGTTTTCCGTCCTAAATACGGGGCGTCATTCGGAATGGGCGGACGGGGACTCCTCGGCAGTGACCTGGACAGCATTAACCTCGTGAGCGGACCCACTATCCGCCCCTTGATCGACATGCACGGCGGGCGCCCGAGGCCTCCCGCCCCTGCTTATCAGCAATTCCTCTACGGAGTTCCCCGCAGCGATTACATGACCATGGCATTCGGCACTGACGTCGATGAGGCAGGTCTTTCCGGCGCGGAAGTCAATGAGTTCCGTTCCGATGTCATGTTGTATGCTCCCCTGGTCGCGAGGAGGGAAACCCCCTACGGGTTCCCGCCGGTAGAAAGGGCACTGCTGCCCATCGTCTCCGGCCTGCAGAAGCAGGAGTTCCAGCTCGACTACTTTACCGAGGGAACAGTTCCTGCTGTTTACATATCGCCCGGCGATAGTAATATCACCCCGACTCAGATCGGTGAGCTGCAGAACGCCCTCAATGCCCTCGCTGGCGATCCGGCGTACCACCTGAAAGTCGTCGTACTGCCCCCCGGTAGCAAGGTGGAACCGCAGCGCCCGGTGGACCTCAGCGATTCTTTCGACTACCTGGTCATGAATCAGGTGGCAATGGCGTTCGACGTTCTTCCCACTGAGATCGGGATCATTCCCGACGTGGGAGCATCTCCTACCGGTCCGTCCGCCAGCGGCATCAAGTTCTCCAGCCAGGAAAGCCGCAACCTCAAGACCCGCAAGTCCACCAAGCCGCTACTGAAGTTCATTTCCGGCATCTTCAACTACGCCCTCCAGGAAATCTGCGGTCAGCGGGACCTGCAGTTCTCGTTCGAGGGACTGATCGATGAAGAAGACAAGCAGGCAATTACCTCTCTCGGGGTAGAGCAGATTCAGAACGGCGTTGCCTCCATCGATGAGGTAAGGGAGCGGCTGGACCTTCCCCCGTGGGGACTCCCGGAGACCTCCGAGCCGATCGTGATGACCCAGAACGGTCCCATCCCGTTCTCCCAGGCTCCTCAGCTCATCCAGGCGATGCTCACCCAGGGACAGAACAGCAGTTCCTCCTCCGGGAAGAAGAGTCCCGCCAAGCCGAAGAAGGGCACCTCGGCAACCAAGCCGAACGGCTCTCACTCCGCGCCGGTCTCCCCGTCGCGCCCCAATCCTGCCGCCACTCCCCAGCATGCGGCAGCCCAGGCGGTCGCGAGTACGCTGCGCCCTCAGCGGGGTTCCACTGGAGGCACTGCCGGAAGAAGCCAGAACGCCGGTTCGAGAAAGCGCGGCGAAGGACAGGCTCCCACTCAGGGCAGGCTGCGCAACAAGGCAGCGGCAGTTTCTGAACTCGATGCTCTCCGCAGGCACCTGCGTAAAGGCAGGGAGATTACCACCTGGGAGCCGGTTCACATCACCAACGGCACTCTTGCCAGGATCGCGGAAGATGTCGCCAAGGGCGTCCTGCTCGATACTGCCATCGAGCGCGCGATGGATATCGAGGCGAAAAGCGATCTTCCGGAGACAATGCTCCAGCCGGTTACTTTCCACTGGGATGAGGAAATCCCGGATGAGGGATGCACTTACCAGCCATGGGATGATGAGGTTATCAAGTCCCAGGCGCAGTTCCCCGGATGGCAGCAGGACCTCGGGCTGGTAGGGCAGTACAAGGAGCAGATTTCCCAGGCATTCCAGGACGCCGAGATCAGGGGCTCGCAGATTCGCAAGGATGCGGCTACGGGGTTCATGTCGGTCACCGCCGGAACCCTCCGGGGACTCATCTCCGACGCCATGAGGGAAGTCTTCCTGGAAACCCTGACCCCCCTGTGGGAAAAGGCATGGAAGCTCGGCTATGATTCCGCCGGTCAGCTCCTGGGAAAGACCGGGAATTACGGAGATCACCTCCAGAACTTCCTGGATACCGAAGGGTCTCACTGGCTGGATCAGGTTTCCCGGACCGGGCTCGGGAATTCGATCGCCCGCAGCGAGATGATCGCCAGGACCGAAGTAGCCCGCGCCATGAACGACGGGGCAATGCAGTGCTACCGCGATAACGGGGTCACGCACAAGCATCTCGCGATAGCACCTGACGATACCTGTAATGTCTGCGACAGCGCTAAGAGCGACGGGATCATCCCGCTCGATTCTATCTTCAAGGGCGGCGAGCCTCCGTTTCATCCGAACTGCCGCTGCATACCCCTTCCGGCAGGCATTAACGCCGAGCCCCCGCAGGGACATATCAGCAAGAACCTTGATCACCCCTACGCCCGGGATATGCATTCCGGGGCGGGTAACTGCGAGTGCGGGATGACCGAGAGCCAGCATCCGGAAGGGTCTTCCGCAGAAGATGATTCCCGCGTTGCCTGGCTGCTGATCCGGGCGAGAGATGAAGACGGCAAGTGGCGCTACCTGCTCCAGCAGCGTAATGACGGCTCCTGGGGAATGCCGGGCGGTACCTGCCACGTCGGGGAATCAGGCTATACCGCCGCTTACCGGGAGGCTACCGAGGAGATCGGGGTTCTTCCTGAGCTGACTTGCATCCAGGATTTCAGCCATGTCGATCCTGACGGCACGCAAGTTTACCTGTACCTGTGCGAATCTGAGTATTTCCATCCGGAGCTGAACGGCAGCACCCCCGATGAGACCCGGGGGACCGGCTGGTTCCGCAGGAAGGAAATCGGCGAGCTTGATCTCACTGATAAATTCCGCGATGACTGGGTGAAGGAAGTCGATCTCAAGGCTAACCTCCCCAAAGTCCTCCAGAACGTCGTGGACGAGATGGGTCAGCGGCTGGTCATCGATGACCCTGACCGTACCGGAGCGGGCATGGGCTCGCGGTGGCCTTATCCGCACCGGGCTGACGGTTCTGAGTGGCCTGACGCAGGACCCGGGGCTGTTCCAGGATCATCTGCTGGCGGGGAACCCCCGAGAAGTGACCCGGATCACGCTGATGCAGCTGGCGCGCGTCTCTACCCGAGGGGCTCCCTTGATGATGAGTACCCCCGGAGAAGGACCCGCAACCGCCCCGCATCAAGATTCCCCGATATGGGGGATGAAGATGATGACAAGTGGCCGCAGGGCGGGACGGATGATCCCGGACCTGACATGCAGGGAATGCCCAAATCTGCCCCGCATCCGGTCGTGGGTACCCCCGGTCCGAAGACCCCGAAGCCCAGGACTCCCCAGCCGGGGCTCGCTGAGCAGTTCGATCCTTCCACGGTGGTCCAGCACTGGGACCCGGAAGAAGAGAGCAATGTCGTCGCCGGGAAGGGTGCCCAGCACGTCACTGACGCCAACCCGGTGGAATGGCGGCACGTCTACGCCCAGCTGGAGAAGAATTTCCCCAACGACGCCATCGAGTGGGTGAAGAGAGCACGCTGGATCGGTCCCGTCAACGTGCCCTGGGAAAGAGTTGACACCGACGACGAGGACAAGTGGGCAGCGAGCCACCAGCCGGATGCGGTGAACCGCTTCGCGAGGGGTATCAGGTCGGGAGAAGGCAATACCTCTCCCAGCGTTCTCGTGCAGGAGCCGAATAGTAACCGGGCGTTCATCGTGGACGGGCATCACAGAGCCCTGGCGCGGCATTACAAGCTGAACCAGCCGGTCCTGGCATACGTGGGCAACATCAGCCCCCGGGATCGCATGGCGGCACTGGAAACGCACACCAAGCAGATCCATCAGGGTTCCGATCCCGGGAACAAGTGATGGAGAAGGTCTGCAAGGAGAGCGTTCATTACCGCCTTGGTGATCGTGAACGTCACTGCGGTAATTGCGTTATGTTCCATCTGCAGGGGAAATACGGACTGCTCGACAGCGGAACATGTGATCTGGTCAGGGGCGTGATTACCGTGGTGGACGTCTGTGACCGCTGGGAAGCGAAAGCGGAGAAGTCCGAGCAGACTCCCTCTCTCGCTGCTACTCCTGCTCCGCTGGGGAACCAGGGTCTGTGGCATACCCCCGATAAGCATGTTCCCGCCAAGCAGAAGCTGCCCAATTACATTGAGCATATTGCGCAGGTGCTGATGAAAGATCAGGGTATGGGGGAATCGCAGGCTATCGCCACTGCCCTCAATGCGGTGAAAAGATGGGCACAGGGCAATCTCGGGGAACGGCACGGGCATGTGCATCCCGAGGTGATATCGGCTTCCCGGGCAGCCCTCGCTGAATGGGAGAAGCTGAAGGAATCCCACCATCAGTAAGAAGCGGAAGCAGCTTCTCCTGCATGATCTCGCGGTTGCCCTCAATGCCTGCGAGAAAGCCGGAATACACCCGAAGCTCCGCCACGGGATCGTCTTTACGGACGCGGGTTACGTGATGGTCGTGAAAGACAGATGGGTTTCCCGCAAGCTTAACCGCAGGTAATTTGACATTTCCTGCGGGAATGGTTTAAAATCGCAGCGTGGTATAACTTTCGCTGCTGCAGGTAAGCGGCGGCGGTGATGAGTATTTCCGGGCTATCCTGAAACATGCCGAGTCCGGTATTGCAGGGATCGCAGAGTAGTCCCCGGATCTCCAGCGATTTGTGGCAGTGGTCCACGGAAAGCCTGCTCTTTCCCAGCGGAGGACGGCGGCAGATGGCGCACAGGTCATCCTGGGCCTTTGACATCACGTCAAATTCCTCGCGGGTAATGCCGTACTTCCTGAGCAGCCTGTCATCGTTATGCTTCTGACGTCGGCTCGGATACTTCTCCTGGTAGAACTTCCCGAAGTGGCCCCTTCTCTTGTCGCGGAACTCGGGGTTCTCCTTGTAGCGCTCGTTGTACCAGTCACGATAGCAGTTCCGGCAGCGGCTCTGCAGTCCTGATTTAGCCCTGCTGTTCTTGTGGAAAGCGTTGAACGGCATGCGCTTTTTGCAGATAGTGCAGACCTGGGAGTTCTCCAGGTCATCTGTTTCCTCAAAACGCGGGGCAGGCTTAGGCATTGTGCTGTGCTTCCGTGAGATGGCATTAGCATAATCGTATTACAGAAGGAGCCCGTGTGGCAACAACCCTTACCGGTGCCGGAGAAGTCACTTCTCAGGTCTTCATGTCTTTCCCCATCGAGAAGACGGAGACCACGGAAGATGGCGACATCCTGGTTTACGGGAAGGCAACTGACGGTTCGGTAGACGCGGACCAGCAGATTGTCCACCCGGACTTCTCCTCGAAGGCGATCAAGGAATGGCTCGACACCGGAGGGAACCTCCGGGTTCAGCATTCGGCTCAGCGCGACCCCGCCGGTATCGGCGTTTCTGCCGAAACTGACTCTTCAGGGGCCACTTGGGTAAAGGGTCTTGTAATCGAGCCCGTGGCGAAGAAACTAGTTTCCAAGGGAGCCCTCCGAGCCTACTCCGTGGGCATTGCCCGTCCCACTATCGAGCGGGACGTCACCGGCAAAGCACGCGGCGGGATCATCACCGGAGGGCAGATCGTGGAAATCTCCCTGGTGGACCGCCCCGCGAACAAGTCCTGCGGTATCCAGCTGGTCAAGTCGGACAGCGAAGGAGCCCCGGAATTCACCGGCAAGGTCTTCGGCGACGAGAACGTGATCGCCAAGTTCACCGGAACTGAGATTACCGCCAAATACGCCAAGGGCGGGCTCGTCGCGGACGGCAGTGATTCCGTCACGGTCAATGAGGACATGTCCCTCACGTTCACCCCCAACGACCTGGCGAAGATCCTGAAGACCAAGATCATCGACCAGCACTATGAGGACCTTGCCGCCCAGGCGCTGTTCGCCGCAGAGGCAGAGGTCTACAAGCGCAATGTGGACACTGCCGAGAGGCGTTCCCTGGCGTCTGCCGGGAATGCGCTCCCCAATGGCAGCTACCCGATCGCCAATGCAGGCGACCTGGGCAATGCGGCGCATCTCGCTGCGACCGGTCACGGTGACGCGGAAGCCGCGAAAAAGCTTATCGCGAGAAGGGCGAAGGAACTCGGTGTGGCAAATCCGCTCACTGATAATGACGACTCCACTAAGGCCGGAGGCAGTGTGGCAGATGCCGCTCCCGAAATGATCAAGACCGGCGCCGCAAAGGAAGCCGATCCGGACCTTACGAAGGACCCGGAGAAGGAGTCCGAGGTAAAGGAGAAGGCGGCGAAGAAGCCCAAGAAGGGCAAGAAGCTGCCTCCGTGGATGCAGGACGACGCTAAGGGTGACGCCGATGATTCCGGCAAGTCCGCCGATGCGGACTCCTGCAAGCTGGATCACGCGCACTCCGAGAAGTGCATGCCGTCCGGCACTCCTCAGTCCGCCAGCGGCGCTTCCGAGGCCGCTCCCATGGACGAGATGCCTGACCCGGGTGCCTACCAGCACAGCCCGATGCCCGCAGGACGTGCGACTCCTGAGCACAAGGGCGCGGGAATGTCCCCGGAGACTGCGGCACTCCTGCGCTTCAAGTCGATCGGAATGGATGCCGATCTCGGGCGTCTTCACGACCTGACCTGCCCGGCATTCCACCCCGACGAGGTAGCGAAGTACCACCCGTTCGCCAGTTTCGAGACGGTTCTCGATGAGGACCTGTGGATGCGCAAGGCGGTGGACGCGGCTACCGGTCCTGTTGAGAGCGCCATGGCGATGACCGAGATCTGGCGCGCGGTTACCGCACTGAAGAACGCGGACATGGCGGACCTCAACGATTACCGGCTGAAGCTGCACAAGGCATTCCGCGACGCCAACCCCGGGCCGTCTTCGGCACCGTCTCCCGGCTCGATGTCTCCCGGCAAGTTCCACCGTCCCTGCATTACCGAGGGGCATGCGGCTACCTCCCCCGGCTATGACGGTCCGAATACTTCTGCGAAGATCCCGGATTCCCCGCCGAACGCGCATTCTTTCGGAAGGCCTCCGCTGAGCGCAGGGCACCAGTCCCCGTCTCCCTCATTCATGAAGGGCGGCTTCGAATATCCCTCCGAGCAGGGCGTGCCCACTTCCCTGACCTACGCGCACATGGAGAAGGACAATGCCCGCCGGGCACTGGTGATGATGCACGATCACCTGCAGCACCAGTTCCCGCAGGGCTGCCCGATGATTGAGCAGGACGCTTACCGCGTCGATCAGAAGCCTCCGGTCCCTGCCATCGCGGGCAAGGCGGAAGACGCCAAGCCGGAGCCGGTCGCAGAGAAGGAAATGACCGCTGCTCTTTCCGGTAATGAGTTCACCGACGAGACCATCGAGAAGGGCGCTCGCAAGAAGCTCGCCAGGAAGGTCCTCTCCGGCAAGCTCACCGTCGATGAGGCTCGCGCCAAGCTCGGCAGGATGCGTTCCCAGAAGTCTCAGGAACTGCTTGTCGATGCCGTCGAGAAGGGCATCATGTCCATTGACGAGGCACGGGCGAAGATGGGTCTCGGTCCGTGGGTCACCCCGGGCGAGGTCATCAAGAGCAGCGCGCCTCAGGTCGTCAAGAGCGAAGTCGCGGAGAGTCCCGTGATTGACCCTGACATCATCAAGAATGCAGTACAGGCGGCAATCGCCCCGCTGCTGGAGAAGATCGAGAAGCAGGACAAGACGATCAGCGAGCAGGAAGCCCGCTGGGAGGCTGCTGCTAATCTCCCTGACCCCAAGACCGCCTCCTGGGCTGGTCTTACATTCAACAAGAACGCGCGCCCGGCGGGCGCCGTCACGGTAGCTGAGAACGCGGAGCGTACTCAGGTAAACCACATGCGCCAGGCGTACCGTACCTGGCGCACTTCCGAGAACCCCTTCGAGCGGGAAGCTGCGCGGGCGGAACTCGATAAGTACGGATTCACTGAGTAATTTTCCGCTCCGAACATAAGGAGATACTGTGGCGGATATCGTCACCGACGAGGGAATCGCAGCCCCCGGAATGGGTAATGCGCCCCTTGGTAGGGCAAGCTCGGCAGCCGAGCGCGTAGCGCGCCGGTCCAACTACGAGGCGACTGCTACGTCCCTCGCCAAGTCCCTGGTCAAGGGCGTCGGTCATGTGACCAACAATGGCGTCCCCCTGTCTGAGGGAACGCACAACCGTGACATCATGACCAAGAGCCACCAGGCGATCATGGACGTCCGGGCAGCCACCTATGAGGGCGCCTGGGAGACCGAGAACGTCATGGGCAGAATCAGCCCGGACTTCTGGGGACAGCGCGAGACCGGGGGCATCCGCTCCATGGCATCGCGTGACTCCATGATGCGCAAGGCAATGAGCGCGGAGATCAGCAAGTCTTTCACCGCAACCAACATGGGCACTGCGGGTGTTCCTTACGGACTCGTTCCGTTTGACCTGCTCGCCCCGAGCCGCTTGATCTACCCGGTTTACACCCTGTTCCGGAATAAGTTCCCCCGTCCGGCAGGACAGGGCGCTTCCCGGCAGGTCTACGGGCTGCTCGGAATCTCCGGTTCCCAGACCGGCGGTCAGGGTGTCATTGACATCTCGATCCCCGAGCTGGTAACCAATGCGGGTCAGCTGACC